ATTGGATACATTCTTATTTGAAAATTGATAATTTCAATATAGATCAATGCTTGTTTGGACTGCATTTAGTTAAGGAACAGAAAAATAAAACCATTGGATTAGTTGAAAGTGAGAAAACAGCTGTTGTAATGAGTTTGTTTTTACCTAATTTTATTTGGTTGGCCACGGGTGGATTTTTTGGGTTTAAGTATGATAGATTGGTTCCAATTAAACATTGTAAAATTATTGCGTTTCCAGATAAGGGAAAGTTTCCTGAGTGGCAGCAAAAAGCAAATGAATTAAACGGCTTCGGGTTTTCAATTGTTGTTAATGACTTTATTGAAAAATCAGACAACCCACCAGAAACAGATTTAGCAGACTTGTATTTAAATAAATAACCCCAATCCAAAAGAGAGGGGTTTGTTTTTATATCGTTCCACCATTCAAATTCATTATTTTTTCAGTTAAATATTGTAGGCGTTCTTCATTGTTCCGAGATACAAGAAGTTGATTACGTTCTTTCTTCAATGCGTCAATCGGTATAGCTTTGAATTTTTTACAATTAAAATAACCGTTTTTTGAGTTTTTTGCGCATCCTTCCGGCTTGGAGTGATGGCAGTCGATGCAGTGGACTTTCATAATTAATAGTTTAAATATGCGTCAGGTAATTTTTCTCCTGGGAACAGAGAAAATATATTTTCAGATATACAAATTTTATGACCTTTATCGTAAATCAACTCATATCTGTTTGCAGAATCTCTGCCAATAACTTTTCTAGCCGAAATTGGTTTTGCATCCTGCAATAATTCAAACAAACATCTTTCATGTTGTTTAAAATGTTCCATCAATTTATTGTGCTCTTTTTCAAAAGCGAAATTATTTATAATCATTCTATCTGAATCAGAAAGCCTAATTTTATCCAAACTTATCAAATCGATAAACTTATCGACAATTGATTCGAAGTCAGAAGAAATAGTTTTCAAGTGCTTTTTATCTGAGCTACGATATATTTTTAATCCGGATCTGGTTTTTTCTGTGAAGTATTCAAAATTCGTTTTCATAATTTTTGTTATTTAAGATTAATATTTTCATTTGTTAGCCAAGGCAGAAAAGGAAGTAATTGAGTTTGTGCGTCTGATAACGACCGAACTAATAAATACACGCCACCTAAAGCTTCTACTTTTTTTTGTATCTTGATTTGATCTGGTGATTGACTTCCGATTGATGTTTTGACTTCAATATTTACACACCGGCCGACAACCCCTTCAATTTTCAAATCTGATATTCCAGAAACCATTCCCGACTTTTTCAATAAATCAATTTGCATTGCTATTGAATTTCGAATAGCTGCATGAAATTGTTTTGGTATGGATGCTGGAATATTGAAACCAATACCATTTGGAATGGAATGCACGACAAGACTTGGCGAATGATTTGCTAGACAATACGTGTTGTTTATCCAAGTATAGATTTGTTGCTGAATTGCTGTCTCGTTTTCTGTTTTCATTTTGTAGTTATTACGGTTATTGGTTTAATTTCTTCTTTTGGGATCTTGTAAAATGTGTCGAGTTTATTTTTCACTACATTCAACAAATTGTCAAACGTTCGCATATTCTTCCGTTCAAATGATACAGCAAAAGTTTTCATCGGTTTTGCCATTATGCTTTTCAACTTGTCATGAAATTGAGAATCTCCCAAACTTTTCTCGTACATTCCGCGTGTTACATAGTGATAAATAAAGACGTCGACACAACTATTTATCAAAATCGTATAAGCAAAAGCCAAATCTTTTTCGTTTTTTCGAGTATATTTTACTATTTTGCCACCATCTGGAAGCGGGTAATCGTCAATTAAAACTGCTACTTCATTGGATAGTTTCTTTTCTCGATTGTAAACTAGTTTTTCAAATCCGCAAACATCACATATCAACAAGCTTTTTGGATGGATGTTCCCGCAACCTTCGCATTGAATAGTATTTTCGAGGGCTTCTTTTTTTGGTTTTGGCTTCGAATTTGACCCAAAGAAATAAGCTTTCCAATCAACGTAATCTTGCCACTTTCCGTGCGCCTCAATATTACCACCTAAATCAATCACTTTGAAACGTTCTTTGTAAATATCGTCACACTTTCTGGAACCACGTCCTACCATTTGATGATAAAGAGAAATTGAAGCGGTCGCTCTGTTTAATATGATGCTTTGAAGTGTTGGTTCGTCAAATCCGGTTGTAAGTATCGAGACGTTGTTCAAGATTGCATCAGGCGTTTCTTTAAACCATTTCAAAATACTTTCGGCACTTTCGCAATCGTTCACACTATCAAATAATTTTACATTAGTATATCCGGCATCAATAAATTGATTGTAAGTTGCTAGATTATTTTTCGCACTTGAATTGAAAATCAACGTTTTTTCACCTTTACATATTTTTTCATACTGAAGCACAACATTTGCAATTGCTTCTTTTCCAGAAAATTCTTCATCATCGAAATCATTTGTTTTAGCGTCAATCTTCAAATCTTTATGATGCACCTTTCCAAAATCATAATTCAAAGGCTGAATTAAACGCCCGCTATCAATTAATTCTTGAATAGGTGTTCCTATAATTATATCCTCGAATATTTCCGACAAAGTGAAAGGCCTTGTATATTCAAACATTTCGACATTACAGCAAATTATTGGAGCCTCTGAAATATTCCCGCAACGTGTGCATTTGCAAAATGAAACTTTTCTTAATACTGCAGGAGTTGCCGAAACTGCCAAAATCTTTACTCCTGGGAAATATTGAAATATTTCTTCGAATATCAAAATATGAGCTTCATCGCAAATAATCAAACCTAAATCTTTAACGAATTCCGAATCTATTTTTAAACGCCTTTTAAGCGTCTCAATCATTGCGCAATAACTGTTTGATAAGTGATTCAATTTCTTCTTTTTAGAAGTGACCGTTTCAACTGTCATTCCTATTTTACGCAATGTTTCTGTTGATTGTTTAATCAATACTTCACGATGGGCAACTATTAATGCTTTTGAATTGGTTTTTAAAAACCATTGTTTTGCGATGAAACTAAAGATTGCTGTCTTGCCTTAACCACCGCCTGTCGGTAACTGGTACAACAGGCGGTCATTGGTGTTAAAGTGATTAATAATTAAATCAATATCTTTTTGTTGGTCTGGGTATGGTGTCATAAATGTTTCCATGATTTACCCGTTCTTATGTTGCTAATACAAGATTGAGTTACGTTAAATTTTCTAGCTAATTCCAGTTGTTTTGACTTACTTTCTAATATAATTTTTACTTCATTTTCTTTAAGTTTATGAAAATTGTTTTTAATTCCTTCTCTTGCTTTTCCATTTTGTAAACCCGTATTGTAAGCATGTGTTCTATTTTCGCTTAAAGTATTCCATTCAAGATTTTCAACTATGTTATTGTTTTTGACTCCATCAATATGATTTACCTGAGGCTTATTTTTTGGGTTTGGTATGAAAGCACTAGCGACTAATCTATGAACAGTTCTAGTGTTTGTTTTTTTATTTACTTTTAAATTTACTTTTAAGTATCCGTCTTTATCTGGAAGTTTTTTAAGCATAACACTTCTTCTTATCGCTTTACCTCCAGATGGATGATTAACTAATCTTTCAATACTTCTAACATTTCCTAAATTTGAAACTTCGTAAGCCTTGAAATTTTCTATTTCTTTCCAAATTTCTTTCATATAATTTGTTTTTATAGTTCCTGCAATGTTTTTCCATTCATTCGTGATTCTATTATATGAAAAGTTTGAGTTATGTAAACCGGAGTGTAAATAATAGTACTATCATTTTTTACATAATTTTTATTACTTACCAAATTGAAAGATTTTCTACTATAAAATGCTATTCCTGATTGTTTATAAGCTGCTTCCAAATTAAGCTTTTTTAAACGAACTCTTATTGTTTCCTCAATAACATTACTTTTTTTAGCTATTTGCTTTACGGTGTATCCTCTTTCTGCTTTCATAATCAATAGTTTTAATAACCGCCCTTTCGAGCGGTGTTTTTGTTTAGATTAAAAAGGAAGGTCATCGTGTTCTTCTTCTTTAAAGGTGGTATTTGGTTCGAAATCTGCTGCTGGCATTGGTGACGATTGTGTATTAGATGCTCCTTGTAAACGTTCCAATCTCCAGCCTTGAATAGAGTTGAAGTACTTAGTTTCACCACTAGGATCAACCCATTCCCTACCTCTTAAATTGATAGACACTTTTACTGCTTCATTCGTTTGATAACCGTTCAATAAATCACATTTATCCTGAACGAATTCAATCATAATATGCTGTGGATATTGTTCTTCAGTAGTAACTACTAATTCTCTTTTCAAGAAACTTCCGCTTCCTACATTTTTGGCTTCGCCAATCATTTTGATTTTTCCTGTAACTTCCATGTTTAAAATTTTAATATTTCTAATTCAACATCAATTTGTTTTTGTAATTCGATTGCCTCAGTTTTTGCAATATCAACCCATTGTTGTACTGTTTTAATAACTGGCTTTGCTTTTGTGCCTAAATTAATTTCGCTGTCTCTAGTAAGCATAAATACAAAAATAGGCTTGTAAATATTCTCTGGCCTCCAACTACAGAAATAATGTTTTTGTAATTTTGGGTTTACTGTGAAGTAATGCACACATTGATTAATATTATCATTAGGGATATTTCCTAAACGAATGGTTTGTAAATGTCTTTTTGCCCCTGGGCATTTTATTTCTGCACTTATCGTTTCGCATTCTGAAATGCCATCAGGAGAAATACCGAGCAAAGGAATTTCTTCGCTTTGTAACCATCCGCATTCTAATAACTCAACTTCAATATAGGCAGATAAGGCTTTCCTTGCTTCTGGCTCTAATTCTTGGCCTCTTATCATGTCAAATGATTGGTAACTTTCTTGTAAATCAAATTCCTCACATAGTTCCGATAAAATATCTTCTAGTAATGTGTCTGATTTAATAAACAAGCCTTTTGATAAAGTACCACCTATTTTACCATAGCGCATCTTGTGCCATTCTTCTGAGTTCTGTTCAATTTCGTAATGTGCTTTCATGTTAATTGGTTTCTTTTAGTATGTCTTTTAACTCTTCAATTTCTTCTTCTAAAGAATCTATTTTATCTTCCAAATCTGATTTTTCATCTTTTAAAGAGTCGTTTTCTGATTCTAATGCTTCTATTTGTTCGACTAAGCTATCAATTATACTTTTAGCATCGTCTACACTTCTTTCAAGTCTATTGTCTTTCATAATGATTTTATTTTAAAGTTGTTTTTAATTTTTCTTTTAAAGCAATTACAGTCGGCAATGCTTGCTCGTCTTTTGTGATTTTACTCCAATTGGCTTGAAGTTCCAATATACTCATTGAAGAGTTAAGAACAGATAAAGCACCCACATCACTAACAACCACTTTTTCAACTGGCTTTACTTTTATACCGCCTGTAACTTTGCCCATCATTTTAACAGCAGGATCAAAATACAAATCTAATTTTATACCTACCCAATTAGGCAATAAACGACTTTCTGAGCTGCTTAAATTTTTGGCCTGTTTTGTGATTTCGTTTATGATTTTACGGTTTCCAGAGTTAGCGACCATTGGCTTAACATCTTCAACAAATTCGATGAAATATCCATCCGTTTTGTTTCCAGATACGTCAACGCCTCTGTCATAATACGCTTCTTTAATTGTAAGCACACAGCTTCCTTTTTCTTCTACAATAGCCTCAACATCAATACCCGCTAAGTGGGTAGACTTTCTGTATTTCATGCTATCAATGTTTATTTCTTTCATGATATTAAAATTAAAAATTCCCCTCAATGACCGCCAAGTGCAAAGAGAGGAATAGTATGTTCTAATCTTGGCGGATTTTTGTTATGTAAATTTACTAAATAAATATTCAATAATCAAACTTTTTATTACTTTTTATCAAATTCTACATTACACGCTGGAATATCAAAAACAGGATCGTTTACGTGTTCTTTTACTCTTTGCTGAAGAGTTACGTGGTCGTTAACTAAGATTTGATTAACCGAATTCCCATCCTTCTCAAAACCTTCAATAATCCTATTCTCTTTTGAATTGTTTTCCTTTCGTGCTTTTAATATTTCTTTGTACTGTTTTTCAACAGATTGAAATATATTCACGCTGTCTTCTAATTCCAAAGGGCTAAAGTTGCTGAAAAACAGCAAGTCCATAATCGCTTGTTCGTTCTTCTTCGGTTCCGGCTTTTCGCATCCGAATATTTTATTGAACAACTGCATAATTCCGGTGAATAACCAGTTTTTTAATTGTGTTGATTTTTTCATGATGTGTTTTATTAGATTGATTTTAATAATTCTTCGCATAAAGATTCTGGTATTTTTGAACGCTCGTAACTGCCTTTTTTCCCTTGCGTCCCTGTCTTTGCTCCACGCCTTGCGCTTTCATGGTGACAATGTTTATCAATAATATTACCATCCTTATCGTACTTGTAGTTTCTACACATTTGTTTAGGTTTCCAATTTTTTAAGTTGGTCCAGATATCAGTCGGCTTTGCTCTATCATCACCATATTGACAATACCATACTGTGTGCCTTGTAAACTCCTGCATAAACGGCATATGCCTTAACATTCCTCTTGGGTTTTCAAATGTAAAAGTCATATTTGGATTTACTTTCAGCCATTCTTTTATCAATGAAATTACGTGTTTATTTACTTTGTCGCATTTTTTAGCGTATTCGCTTTTAGGCTCTGTTCCATTTCTGTGAGTACTTATAGCTGCAATAGTATAAGTTGTGCAATCAAATGAAGCGTGTACGTGGTTAGGTATAAATGGGACTTGTTCTTTTGTTAATAGCTCAATATCCATTGACAAATCTATTTTTTCGTAATTTGTCCAGTCAACTGAAAAAGTTTCAAACCCTAATTGTTCAGCTTTTCTGCTCATGCATCTGCTCCCAGCAAATAATTCCAATAATTTCATCACTATTTAATTTTTTTAATAACATTAATCCCAACCGAAGGAATAATTGGAGTTGGTCCGTTTTTATACCAATTATCAGTACGCAATCTAACATTCAACTGCAACCCAATCAATACACCGCCTAAATCGTAGCGCACTTCTCCGTTTAAACCGCCCATAAAGAAACTTCCTTTGTTGTTTCGGACAATGTTTCCTAGCTCAATCCCTACGGCTAAATCGGTATTTTTGAATACTTCGGTTACTCCGTTGAAATTAACGCCATACGCTTGAAACTCAATTCTAGGAAAGCTTTCGTAAAATACGGCAGCTTCAAAATGATTGTCACGTGCTCCGAGTTTTAAGGTGTAATCTAATTCAGAATGTCCGTTAGTTGGTTTTGAACCATCAATAGCGTTACGAATATCCAAACCTGCTGAAACGAATGCGTAACGTTGCGTGTCTCTTTGACCATAAACACGTCCGTATTGCGCTCGTGGTTGTGCGGACATAGTTGTAATTGATAATAGCAATACCCAGGGCATTACTGATTTTTTCCCGAAAAGGAGTTTTGACATAAAGTCGATAAATTTTTCTAGTGTTTTCATGGTTTTAATTTTTAAAGTTTAATCTATCAATTTCTGAGGCTATAAAAGCCCCTGCGATTACTAGCCTTTCGTTATATGGCTTATCACATAATCTTTCCCACCAATCTCTATCCCAATTTACAGGAGGCATAGACCTGTATATTTGACATAGACCGCAATCTTTATCATAAGCTTCAATCATGTGTGCGGCGCTTGTTAATTGTCTTTTATCATACCATTCAGGATGATTAAAATGATGTTCGCCTGTAAACCCGTGTTTTGATATTTGTTTCGCTCTTTCTTCTGTGATTAATTCTACTCCTGTTTTCATAATATTTATTTTTAAATTGTAAAAAAGGTAATTTTTGTGTTATAAAATTCCCCATTGTTCAGCCATTGCTTTAGCTATTCCTGGGAATGTTTTACTTCTTAAAATAGACCTTTGTTCTTTTGGTAGTTTCCATGCTTCTGCATACCATGTTGGCATGCTTTTTCCGCTTTCAAAAACTGTTCTTTCAGGAGGCTTTACTATATCTGTTGGCTTTAAATTAGGCAATCCTTTAATCCACAAACATGTTTTCTTTTCAAATGGATCTCCAAATTGAAATGGATTAATAATTTGATTCGGCTTTCTCCATTCACTTGACATTATACCAACAGGATTTTCAATAACAATTTTATCACAATTTGCATTTGCAAAAAGCATAAAGAAATTAATTGCTTCAATTCTATCTTTATGTCTTTGAATAGCTTTGTCTCCGTATTTTTCCACATTAAACCATCTATTGCCCGTTACAGTTAAAAAAGTACATGTAGGAAACGCAATAATCATATCCCACTTTTGACTCAATAATTCTGTAACATCTTGCTTCAAATGCCATTCGGGGTGACCACCAGAACATGGCAATAAATCACATGAATAAGCCTCGTGACCTAATTTTCTGAACTCAATTGTAACTGCTTGGCTTTCTTCGCACGCTATTAATACTCTCATGGTTAATTATGTCTTTTTATTATTTTCTTAACTTCAAATCCTTCAACTTTCATAATAAGAGGTTGGTTGATTGGCAAGTCATAGTACGTACTTTCGCTTGTTACACCATTCAACAATAACCTACCGAAAATATCGTAAACCTCGAATTTATGTCCGTATTTATCAAACTCAAATTCTTGCTCACCCAGCACAGCACACGACAAACCATTTAAATTTGGATTGTTTTGTATCGCTCCTGAAACACATACCGTGCTGTTGCTTTGATTTCCGCATTGTTTAATTTCGCCTGGTCCATTTAGATTGCCTGTGACGTTAAATTTTACATTACGTAATGTAATAGTATAACCATTCAAATTTACGCCCTGATACGTGATTTCTGTTGTTGTACCGTTTCCGCAATTACCGCCTTGTAATGGCAAAGTAATGTTTCCTGTTAAAGATAAATTCTGTGCATTCCCCATTAATCCAATGGTTAAAAATGCGGATAAGAATAGTTTTTTCATTTTGTTAGTGTTTAAGCGTTGATTTAATTTATTATGCGACTTAATGCTTCTTGTAATCCAATTTCTAAAGCTTCTTCATAAGTATCAATGTATTCAACTTTATAAGAATTAGCTTTTGTAAATCTATCTTTGACTGAATATAAAAATCCTTTATCAAAATAAATAATTGCGATGTCAATTTTATGAACTTCTCTTAAATATTTTTGAAGTAATGACTGTGTTGGGGCTTTATATTGGTTTGTTGTGTAATAAGAATCGTACCCTTTGCAATTATTATACTTCCTGTGAAGAAATTCTTTTGTGTCATTATTATAAATAGTATATCTGGGAACATCATAATAATTCTCGCACTCACAATCAAAGCCTTTTTCTTTTGCTAATTTAGCAACTACAAATGATATTATTTGTTCTTGTATCATAATCTAATAATTTTCTTCGTTTACTATTCTGCTAATTTCTTCAATTTGTGAGTTACCGAACCAATGCATTATATTGACTTCGTTTCCTTCGCTGTCGGTTAAAAGTATTTCTTCTACTTCAAAACCTCCTCCTGAGTTTGTTTCTTCTTCATAAGGGATATGTTCTCCTATAATGTATAAAGATATTCCATCGTATTTAATTGTGTGTTGATTTTTCATAGTTATATATTTGTAGGTTTTAAATTATATTTTAACATTATTTTTAAAATCTCATCTTCACAATCTGTTGTGAATTCTATTGTTATTTCTCCAATTTGTGATTGCTTGGATTTAATTATAGAAATGTTAAAATAACTATCATTTAAATATCCAGAAATAATAAAATAATAATCCCAAAAAATATCTTGAGATATGTAAACATCTGAAATTATTACATTTTTTCTCCTTCTTAAACTCTTAATAAATCTCTCGGTGTTTTGTAATGTTGAATCTTTCATTTTGTTTGTTTAATTGATTATTAAAAAGGAGTATCAAAATAAGTTTCTTTAACTTTTTCTTTCTCAATTTCTTGAATCTGATCATAAAGCGAGGTAACAAAATCTTTTGATATGTAAATTTGTGCTATCCCTCTATTTTCAGTTGTTTGATAAAATCGAAGTCCTGTTACAACTCTGGTATGTTCAGCTTCTTTCCCCTCAACAGGGTTTTCTTCTGTTAATCTTAAATTAGTACTTATAATTACTTCGTGGTCAAGGTTAAAATATTTCATAATTTCTATTATTTCAGTTATTGAGTACAAACATACAACATATTTTTTGATTTACAACACATTAATCAATAATTTAGAATGAATATAAATAATTGAAAAAAGATTGAGTATTCAAAAATGTTTTGTAGATTTGCTTTAATATTAAACGATAGAAAAATGAAAACAACAAAAAGATTTGACGAAGCGGTAAGTAAATTGTATAACGCTTTTCATGAAAATAGACTAGACCCTCTTGACTGCATGGCTTGTGCCGTTGGCAACATTTGTGATAATGAGTCAACTTGGTTTGACAGCGTGCATAATAAAGATTTTAACAAAAGAAATATTCCTGAATCAGTTTCAATAAAAACAGGATATAGCGAGAAAGAACTTGAGAGCATAGAAACTATGTTTATTTATGGTGTTAAACATAGGAAAGAAAAAATGTTATTTCATAATGGTTATGGAAATACCAAAGAAACTCAATTCCTAGGACTTTGCGCTGTTGTAGAATATCTTTGTGAATTAGATAACATTCCAAATGTAATGGATTATAAAAAACTATTTGAACAAGAAGAAAACAAACCTAAATACGAATTGAAACTTTAAACACTATGAACTTAACAAATCACATCGAAATCCAAGACCCTATAAATATAGGAACAAAAACTATTTTAACGGCTTATTTTAAGTTAGATAAAGAAACCATGATATCTCTTTTGTCTGCTGAAAGGATTGTTGTAAATGGTAATTATTATAAAGTACCTGAGCATGATATTTTACTTTGCTTAATAAACCAAAAATACGGAGAGACTAAACTAGAACTAGAACAAATAAAATAAACACCATGAACAAAAAACAAGATGGCAGAAAAAAAAACGGCGGGGCTGGAAGAAATCAAGGGCGTACACCTGATTATAATGAACCAACGTACAGACATCAGGTAACGGTTCCAAAAGCTCAAAAAATCCCATTCACCGAGCACGTAGAAAAGTTCCTTAAACCATTTAAAAACAAGAAACCATGATTACACTAACAATAATATTGATCATTGTAAATGTATTTGCTATATTATACATTAGGATATTGATTAAAGAGAGTTTGGAATTGGAAAAAGAGCTTTTGGAACAACAACTCAGAAATCTTGAATTAGAAGACGAATTTCTCCTTCAAAAAAAGACTAGCTGAAACATTTGAAAAAGGATATACGGATTTAAAGGATAAGAAAAATGAAAAATAATCAAACCGCATTGGACATTTTACAATCTGAATTAAAGCTTTTAGAGAAGAAGTTACAAACAAAGATGTTCGACGATTCAACTATTCCTGGAAAGGTTAGAAATAAACGGATACAGTATAAACTCTCCGCCCAGAAAATGACCATTCGCAAAATGATGCGTAAAATATCTAAATTATAAACCAATGCCGAAAGGCTTAAAATTGAAATTATGGAATGTAAAATTTGTAATGCAGAATTACTAGACGAAGGTGCTTATGGCTATTTAGCCTCACACCAGTCAGGAGAAGTTTTAGGAAGAACTTATAGATGTCCTAATCACGAAGGTTTTGAAACTGAAGAATTAGCAAATGAATTTCTAATAAACACACAAAGAACAATTGAAGATTTAGGCGTTTCAAGTTGGGATGAAATTACATGCGATAGTTCAATGCACAATGTTTCTGGATGCTTTTATACTGACAAACAAGGTAATTTACACGAGGGATATCCTTGTTAACAACTAACCCCTAAAAACTATGAAAAACTGGAACGGAACGAAAGGACTTTATACTATTGAAGAAAAAGAAACAGCAGTAGGATATTTTTATAAAGTATCTGCGGGAAGTGTTAGTATTTGCAATATAACAACTAGAGATTTGGACGTCGCTAGATTAAATGCCGAACTTATTTCAGATGCAGGAAATACAATTCAAAAATGTGGATTACTACCATCACAAATTTTAAGCGAAAGAGACCAATTACTTGAAACGCTAAATAATTTAGTCATTAAGATAAAATTACCAAAGTCTGCTATTAATGAAGCAAACGAACTAATCAATAAAATACAAAATGGAAAAATATAAATTAAAAGGAGGGGAAAATATTTTTGTTTTAAGAGTAGAGCACAACGTTTCTTTGAGAGTTTTTGCGGTTGCTTTAACTGATACTTTTTACAATAATGGTGAAGAATTCCCAGAAAGATTGACAAAAAAAGAAGCTGAAAAAATATTAAGACGTAGTTTGTTTAGACACGGCTGTCAAGGTCAATTTGAAGATGGCTACTTTGAAGCGTCTTTTGAAGAATCAGAAAAATACTCAAAGATATTAAATCCTGCTTTTGAGTGGATAAAAGAAAAATATGAATGGTTAAGAGATTTGTAACAGTCTAAAATTTAATCAATAAAATAACTAACAAATAGGAATTATGGGAGACTTATTAGAATTAATGCAGGAATTTGAAAAAAGAAATAATACTTCTATTTCATTAGATTTATGTAGCGATGGTTCTGGGACTTTAAGAGAGTTTTGGGATAAAGAAGAAATAAAGCAATTTGACAATTCATCCGAGTTACGTGCATTTTTAGCAAACGGAAAATTAAAAATGAAAGATGGACGTTCAGTTAAACCAATCAAGATACTTAAATCCTAACCCATGTTAACAGATAAAGCACTTGAGTATTTCGAAAATTTTTTTTTAGAAAGACAAAAGAAATTTGACTTTTATAACGCCAACAACTTCGCTTTAAATGAGTTCGTTACATTTCATTCTTATATCGACTTCTTTGATAGTGTTGGGATTTATGTAATTTCTTTTAGAGATTCTGACCATAAAGAAAATAAATGGACATGGTTAGTGGATGAAATATATACTTTTGAATATTTCGATTCACGCAGAGAAAGTGATGTAAAAGCCATCTATCAAGCAAACAAAATTTACAACTTAAAACAAAACAGTAATTCGCAACAACACTAACAGAAAACCCTTATAAATAGAAAGTATGAACATAGATAATATTGTTTTCATTGAATATGATGGCAAAAACATTCCTTTTCAGGTTTGGACTGATGACATGAGTATGTATGATTTAAGAATAAAACAAGGGCATTTGTTTGCGGAATTATCAGGAATGGGAGGAACTACGTATATACATAAATTTTCATCAAAAATTAAAAGACCTAGAAAATTATGGTTTAAGCCAGATTTCAGACCTTATGATTCTGGTAATATAAAAAAGGGTCCACTACAAAACAGAGATATTTATGAATATGGATACTCTATAATAGAAAACCCTACATATTTGGATGAAATTTTAGAAGCTATCGAAAATTATTAACAACCCTTATAAGTAAACGATATGCCCCACAAGAAATTCAAAAACGAAGTTTACGAAAAGTTCAAAGGATGTTGTGCTTATTGTGGAAATTCAATTACTTTAAAGAATATGCAAATTGACCACATTACACCAATTTATCGTGGGTGGTCGGATGCTTATTTGGAGCGATTTAATTTAGTGAGAGGCACGGATGAATTAGTAAATCTAAATCCATCTTGTAGGGTTTGCAATAAGTGGAAATCCACCTACACATTAGAACAATTCAGAAACGAATTACAACTACAAATAGAAAGATTAAATGCAAGAAGTGCAGGGTTTAGGATTGCAAAAACTTACGGGCTTATTGAAGAAACAAAAACAAAAGTAATATTTCACTTTGAAAAATAAACGACATGAAGAAGTCCGCTATATTCACCTCAATAGCTATGATGATGGCTTTTCAGGAAGAGGCTTTTAGAGAAAGCAGAGAAGGCAAATCAAATGAGATAATAGTTAAAAAAGAACCTGAAAAAATAATTCCAAAAGGGTGTAAAGAATATCATTTTAGGAAAAGTGGTTGTTTTGATACTACAGAAAATACATGGGATGATATTGAATATATTTTCTCATGTGTTGCCTCAAATGATAAAAATGCAATTAAAAAGTTTGAAAAATTTAAAGAACAAACGACATGACAAAAGAAGAAGTAATAAAAAATTCGTATGGCGAAGATTTTGAAACATATCAGCCAAATGGTAACGGTTGGAGTTAAAAAATGGTAATGTATCAGAATGTTGATTGGGAAAGAGTTGATGTAAAAGAAATTGCACATGGAATGTATAACGTTCGCCCAAAATCACTTTCCGGATTGGAAACTAACAATGGCTGGATAAAAATTGAAAGTGAAGATGATTTGCCAGAGGAATATGACATTTATTATGTGTTTTTTAATGAAGAAGTTGTTAAATCATCATTTAACAATATAACAAAACAATGGTTTTACATCAGCACAAACATAACTTCTGAAGTTAATCACTACCAAACAATAAACAAGCCATTAAAACCAATATATTGAGCTATGAATCTAAAAGAATATTTAAACGAAAAAGGAATTTTAATTGATGAAGAAATAATCAGTTCAAAAGGAAAAAAACATTACTTAACAGAATTGATTGAAGGATTTAATACTGTTAGTAATTGGGAGCAAAGAAAATCAGAATCTTTAAGCAGGGCTAATTTCAAAATGAATTGGAATTCTGAGAAGATTAAACAGTTTAGAAATTTAGTAGGTTTATCTCAAAATGAGTTTGCTGAACTAATTGGAATTCATCAAGCAACTTTATCCTTAATTGAAAAAGGCAGAGAACTAAAAGACATTGATACGATTAATAAACTATCAAGCGTTTTGGAAGATTATAAAAACAAAAGAATAAACCACCTAAAAAATGAAATTAACTTTTTAAAATCGTTTTAAGCTATGGAAAATAAAGAAAAAGTGTATTTGAAAGGAATGACGGAGTTTGTTTTGGAACAAACTAGGTTTATAAAAACAGCCGATTTTAGAACGTCACATATTCCATTAAATAATCTACATAATTATGCCAACTTCCTAAACCAACCCCTATGTATTTCGCAATTCGTTGCTTGTAAGTTGGTAGAGGGGAAGTGGAAGGTGTTGGAAGAAATTAACGAAGACTATCCAAATAATGTAGAGTTTTCTGAAGAAATTGAAGAGTATCGTAAAGCAAAACAACGTTGCTTATTTAAAGGGTTTAAAATTGAATCACATACAGATAACTTCTTTTCGGTTAGATGCGAAAACAATATTGTAAATGTTATGTGGAACGCTTCTGATGAAAGAAATTGGTTTCCTGCAAGAGGACTTTCAACCATCGAAGACCTAACAAAATACAATTTAGAACTATCACAAACAGCGGTAAAAACATTGGGGTTATGAAAAATTGTACAAATTGCAATAGAACTTTAAAGTCAAAAGGATTAATTTACTCTATGTATAAAATCTATAGAGTTTGTCAATGTGGTGAAGACCCTAATCCGAATTATTTGATAGAATTACCAAAAATTAAAACATTAAATTTATAAAACTATGAAAGTATCACTCAAAAAAGCATTCTCCATCCTTGATGGTAGATTATCAACTGAAATCGGTGACGTGTATGAAATGTTGAATTACATATTTGACGAAAATTTTATGACACATCAACTACCTACTGCAATGAGAAGATTAAAAGAAATTAACCCAGGTTGGTTTGAAAGAGGAGTTTTTGCATTAGATGAAATTAAAAGAGTTATTGGAACTGATGATTTTAAACAAATGATGGAAACTATCGAAAATAATTTTTCTCATTTTGAAATCGAATTAGGCAAAGTAAAAGCAGATATTCCCTTTTTGGCTGGATTTAGATGTTAACCAATTAAACTTGTAATTATGAAAAAACAAACACCAATGCAGGAGCATATTAAAGAGCTTGAAAAGATTCTTAAGGGACTTCCTGAGTATAAACCTTCTGAGCAAATAGAAATTGCAATTATAAGCGCAAAGTCTTTTTTAGAAAAAGAAAAGGAGACTATAGAATCCGCTTATGGACAAGGATTAATTGAAGTTCCTAATTACGAAAATACGAAAGGAACTTATTACGAAAAAACATTTCAAAACAACCAACCATGAACGCAATAGAAACGCTTTTAGTAATCTCCTGGTTTTTAGGAGCCGGAACAATAATCTTCATTGTTGTGCACGCAAAACAACAATTAAAGAAGAAAGATAATTGCCAGCATAAAGAAGTATTCGAATGCACTAGTAAAAAAGGCACGGTTACGAAATGTTTGGATTGTAAGAGTAAATTAAAAAATAAATAGGTATGAATACAGAAAATGGTTGCCCTACATTCCCACATTTTGGAGCTAGTTATCCAGATGCTTGTTGTATCGATGGTTATTTGTGGGATTTGGATAAATGTAATGACGACGGCTCTTTGTATGGAGGCGGCGATGATCCTTGTCCGTTCTGTAATTTTGAATCTTTTGTTGATCACAATGTTGATGAAGAAGAAGGAATTACAAGAGAGCTTTTAACTGAATATCGAAGAAAGATGTTAGAAAAATATGAGTAACAAAAAAAAGACGCTTCTCTTTCGATTGGCGTCTTTTTAACGTAATAACCAAACTAAAACCATGAAATCAGATAGTGAAGATAATCAAAAATAATTACATACACAAAAAATAGTACCGAAGATGGGACTCGAACACATACCTGTACAGATTTTAAGTCTGATGCCTCTACCGTTTAGGCTAAAGAAGTTTGTGGAAAAGGTTAGATTCGAACTAACAACGCTCAGCTCTTCAAACTGACGCTCTACCAATTGAGCTACATTTCCTTTTAGCGGTCTATGAGAGAATCGAACTCTCATCACAAGCGTGACAAGCTTGCATCCTAACCGTTGAACGAATAGACCTTTGTGGGACTGCGAGGTATCGAACCTCAGAGTAAGAGTTTTACAGACTCGACTTCCGCCCGTTCAATCCCAAATAAAAAAATCCCCAACTTTTGAAGGGGATTAAATAATATATTTTAAATCTATATCATACCAAATCCCTATCGCCTAAAAGCGAATCACAAAATGATAAATATAAACTTGTTGTTTTCATACTGCAAAACTATAAAATATTTTTCAATCTACAAAGAAAACTTTCTATAAATTTTCCAACACACAAACAAAATCACAATAATTAACGGAAACCACCACCATTTTATTAATCCCTCTCGTTGGCTTTGCTTTGCTTGGGCAATCTTTTTTGTCTGTTCCTGTTTTTTCGTGTTTGTATTTGTTTTGTTGGCTGTTTGCTCATTGATTAGTGTATTTGTATTGTTATCAGTTTTTAATGCCTTATTTCGCTTTATTTTACGTTGTGTGATTTTCTTCCTAGGCGTTTCAATAATTGTTTCTTCAATCACTTCTTTAGTCGAATCGGTAAAAACAATTCTAGTTTCTTCTTTTACATTCGAATCAATAACGACATCGTTTTTAATCTCCGTTGTTTCTTGTTTATTTGCTTCGGTTACTTCCTTTGTCTTTTCGACTTTACGGGCACCGCATGAACATAGCATTAATGCGAATATTCCGATTGTTATTTCTTTTTTCATAATGTTTATTTTTAATTGTGGCGAATTCGCCTTAATTAGAATTTTATGGTATTGGTTTGAATAAATAAATTGTTTTGATGCCATTATATCCTAAAATTTCTGATGCTGGATATTTATCAATATTTTGATAATCAATATTTGGATCAAAAACGATATCATAATTTTTATTAATCAAGACAGCATGAGTTATTTGATGTGCATTAATTCCATCTTCTTCTTTATAATATTTTGGAGAAAAAACCGAGGCATAAAATAGACCATTAACACCGTCATAATCTTTTAGGTTTCCTATTGTTGAATATTCTGAATTCGGATAATTATATAAGCAATGTTCGAATTCAAAACCATACTCAAACATAAATCCAGTCATTGCCTCAATCGGAAATTCAAATTTTAAAAAATGTGGCACTTCTTCATATTCTAAATTTAAAAGTGTTGCTATTGCACATTTCATACAATCCCCGTTTCCTGCGTCAACCTGCCTTTGAAATACTTTTTTCATTGTATCAATATTTTAATAGTTTCTTCATTCATTTTCTGCTGCAGCACATTCCGGATAATTTCGCAATCTTTAAACATTTGCTCGTTTTCAAATACCATTAGCGCAATTTCCAAATCAGTAATATTTTTCTCTTTGCACCAATCAATAAACCTAGATTCTGTTTTAATTAATCCACGAATCCAAAGCGGGTTAATTAGCTCGTTGTATGCTTTGAAGGAATTTTTCATAACTCATTTTATTTAAGGTTAAAAATGTGTCAATCTTTTATTTTCAATATTTCTTTCACCTCTTCCCATTTCATCTTGTCTGGAAATGATATGTAGTTAAATTTATCTGGGTGCATATTAGAAATATTCTTTTTATCAGAATCGGTTAATTCTATTTGAATAGGTATTGATTCACAATCATACCACGTCCCGTTGATATTTACTTTCATAGTTTCTAGTTTTTAAGTTACGTCATGCAGTAATATAAAGATAGTGATTTTTATGTGAAATAGATAGTCGCTTCTTTGTTTCTTCTGTTGGTTAATCCGGTAATAATTTTACCTCCGGCTTTATTCCATTTCATAAACTCCAAACGAATAGAGGCGTCATTTGGATTTACATTTGCTTTTCTTAGTAAAGTGCTTTTTTGAAAGTTTCCTAAACCTATATTATAAGCTAAAGAAACCATTGCATTGAATTTGTTTTGAGAAACATCTTTTTTTAATAATGCACTTACTTTTGCGGCGAACCTATCAGCAATGATTTTAAACATTTCAAACGCTTCATCTTTAGAAATTGATTTGTCCTGCATAGTTACTTTTCTACCATCTAAATAAAAAGTATTGCCATAGCCAATAGTAGGTACTTTTATTGAGTCTAAATAAGGCTTTAAGCTTAATCCCTCAAACTCGGAAATTAATTGATATCCGTTTTTGTCTAGTTTCATGTTGCATCGTTTTTATTTATTGAATCCGAGATAGTTTTGTCTTTGTCTGCTGATCCTTTAGAATTACCAAAATAGAAACCTAAAACCATAACCATAAGCATATAAATTTGGTTTTTATCTGTTTGTGTTACATCGCCAAATAAAATAGTTCCATAGCCCCCAATAACAACAATTAAGGCAATTATGCCTTGTATGTTTGCTTTGAAAAACGCTTCTTTACAACTCATATTATTTTCTTTTAAAGCTAGTTGAAACCCAATCAAAAAAACCATCAACCAAAGCGGTTAAAAATATATCAACGTTGAATTTGTAAATTAAAAACTCCCCTATCTTTTCAGATATTATTGCAATTATTGCAATGACCACAGGAATATAATCGACTTCAATTAGTTTCTGCACCACGCTACTCGAAAGATATGCGCTTCCAACCCCTATTATCATAGATAACGATACGTTAAACCATGATATTCTACTATTGTTTTTTTTCATTTCTATCGCTAATTTTATACCAACCGCAATGAACGCTGGAAATATAAATTTTACTAAAAAAGTATAAATTTCATTTTGTAATATTTTCTCTGGCATTTCTTTTGGTTTTTAAAATCCATATTATGACTACTGCTACTGCAAAAGTCTTTTCGTTAATACTTAATACCTTAGGGTCAAAAAAAAGTTCGTCTAATAGGTTGTTAAATGAATAGCAAGTTAGCAAATAAAAAACAAAAGAATTGCGATTTACTAAAAAAAGACACGTGCACAGCAAAAATATAAGTAAAGCATTGCCTAAATAGAAACTACCCTTAGGTAAATAACCCCAAAAAGAGTATGTAATTATACTTACTATTAATGCTGCCCACGCTATACTTTTCATTATCTGTCGTTAGGGCGAGTTCCGATTAATACTAATCCTGCCTTTGCTAAAATAGCCGTAGCGGTTTCAATTGCTTTTTGTTCTTCGTCTGTTGCTTTTCTGCCCAGTACTAAATCCTGTGTCATTATTTATTATTTAAAGTTAAAATTTAAGGTGTTGGTAAATCTCCCCAATACACATTGGTTCCATCAGTCATTAATACTTTCCCTGCGTTTCCTGTTTGGTCAGGAAATACAAACTCACGATCCATTTTGGTAACACGGTAGCTTTTCGGGTCCCAACCTAAAAGAGCTGTACTGTCGTTTGCAGGAGCTGGAAAACAAAATATAGACAAAAACAAGTATCCCCTATCTTCTTGATACCAATCTCTTTCCGGATACTCAATAGTATCGCATGACGGCACTACATCAAATTCGCCTGATCTTTGGCTTATTGATACTTTATCTGTTTTTTCAGCACAAGAAAACAATGTTAAGGCTATTAAAAACCCAAGTGTTAAAATTTTTTTCATTTCTATTTATTAATTAAAGTTACAATTTGTCGTTTGCTTTTCCGGTACGATTCAATATCTATACCTAATTCAGCTATTTTTTGATTACATTCATTTCTTAAAGCCTCCACTTTTTCTAAAACTTCTATAGGCGGTTCAGATATTACCCCTCTAAACATTTTCTCCATAGGTTTCTGCATTTCTTTGCTGATTAAGTTGGTGTATTCGTTATCTATTTGCTCAATTAAAGGCCTCTTTGATTCTGCGATTTGTTCTGGCGTTGCTCCTTCGTATACACAATCATTTTCAATATCGTAACGAGGGTCAATTTGCCCATTAACAACATGATTAATTGCGTTTGTTGGAACTGTTTTTGAAATTACCCCGGATACTTTATTTAAATTATTAGGATCGTAAAAGTGATATAATTTTTCCATTTTATTGTTCTCTTGAGAGTTTAAATCCTGAAACTATAGTAGATGTGGTGGTTTGATTGTTTTGCACGAAAATATATAAATATTGGTCTACGCCCCAATTTATAGTAGTTCTTGTTCTCAAATCTGTTCCTACTATATCGTCATTAGTATTTGTATAGTTTACTAGTTCTGTAAGGTTAGTGCCATTTTTTATAAAAATCTCTGATTTACATTGAGCTACTGAGTTAGTTCCAATAATAAGTAATTGATTTAAAGCAACTAATGTAGGGTCTGTAACTAATGTAATTCCAGAGTTTGGAGACAAATAAGGCAGTACGCTTGTGTTTCCTGATACGGACACGGTTCTTCTAGCTCTTATTATAAGTTTTAAGAATGTATTTGTTGCAAAAGTATTAGCTGGTATTAATTGACTGCCTACAGCTAACACAGTCGCAGTAGTTCCTGTTACTGCTGTAGAATCTGCATTACTTGCTACTTTAAAAGACATTGTGTAGAATGTATCGAAATAAGTTTTTAAAGTCGATTTTAAATTTGCCCAAGATAACTTTTTAAATACATTACTTGCGGCCGAATCCATTAAGCCAATATAGTCAGCATCAACCGGTGTTGTTTTAGATGTTAGTCCATTAATAAATGAACCCCAAGAAGCATCTGTTATTATTGTTTGATAAGTAGTTGCAATATTATCAATCAAATACTTAACATTTCCAAAAGCTTCTAAAATAGTATTTGAAGAAGTAAATGTTCCAGCAGTTGCAGAAAGACCAGCTAAAAGGGTTGCTAATATAGAAGCACCAGAAGTCGTTTGACTATTATTTATCCATTTCTCCCAAACACCATCGTATCCATTGTAATGAATCCAATCCCTGTTTTTTAATGAAATATCTTCGCTACCGAAGTTTACCGTTTCATTGTCTGTGGCTTGCCAATAATCACCGTTATTTCCAACTCCATCAACTAAAGTAATAGTTGCAGAGTTGTATTTTCCTTTGTAATGCGATGCTGTAGGATCAAAAGGCGAAATGCTTGCAAAATTAAAAGCTGGGTAAAACAATTCTTCTAATCTTAAAGAGAGTTCCGTAATTGTTGCAAAAGATTCCGAACCACTTCCTGTAACATCATCATAAACCAATATCGTACTTACATCGTAAATCCTTCTTTTCGATTGACCTTGTTCAACTATTTGAAACTTGGTTCCATCTTCAGAAAAATAAAATTGAGACAATATGAATTCCCCCAAATCGCTATCGATATGGAGCCATGTATAATTGCTCTTTTTTCTTATTTGTAATGTTGCCATTTTAAGATACTCTTTGAATAAATAATGTCACGATTGAAGGCTGCATATTGTTGTGGGCTTCATCGCCTCCTACAGAATTTTCACTATCTGTTGAAGCAAAACCGGGGTCTGTTCCCGCTAGTCCTGTTTCAATCTTTGTTCCGCCGTGGTCATGCGCTGGCAATTCTGGAATAGTTAAAACATGATTTTCTTCTCCGAAAGCATTACCCATTAAAGAGTAATTATTTCCAGAAACGTAAGTTGTCGGGTCATAACCTACAGGAACTCTTCTTCTGTAATCTTCTGTTCCATTGTTCCCGTTACAAATAGCAAAACCAACACTATTTCCAATCCCCAAACCGGTGCCGTCATAGTTAGCTGTTAAATACGTCGCCATGTCTGCACTTGGAATGTTTAAAACCTTAACCTCGTGCATCACAAAAGTACTGTCTCGAATCGCTTCCAATATAGTACGAACCTCCAAAGCGGTGTTTAGTCCATTATCGTCAATTGTTCCTATTAAAGCGGTAAATTGTGCTATTTCCATTTTCTATATTTTAATTTGTTAAAAAGTCGCTGTTGTTCCAATCAATGTTTAAGAAATCGGCAGGATGCAATATGTCATATAAACTTTCATTGTAATTTATTCCTAATTTGAATTCTACGTCAGTAATATTCGTCGATCCTATAAAATCTTCGGCCGGAATTGTTTGTTTATTCGTTACCCGGTAATCATTCACATAAATAACTGGGTGTGACAAAAGACAGTTTAATCTTCTATAAGTGAAATTATCAATTCCTGGAAAAAAATATTTTTCATACTCAGTTTTTATCAATCTTGAATTTACTTTCAATCCGTCTAATGTTGTGTATTCCGAAGAAGAACTCTCAATATCATTGCCTACAAAACAACAAGATAAGCGAATAGATTGATAGTTGTTTGCTCGATTGTAAGCTATTCCGCTGAATTCTTTATAATCTCTGTAATCGAATCTAGTTGTTTGTTCTATATCTCTATCGCTTATCGTTATTGAATTTGTGTACCAAACATAGTCAGAAACCGTATGCTTAAACTTAAGTGTAACCGGCTGTTTATAAAAATCAGTTCCGATATTATTTAGAACGAATCTAATTTGTTGCTTTCCTTTGTTGTCTGTAAATTCAGATATTTGAACCTTTGCCGTAATGTCAAGTAATTCCGTTCCACATAAATCACATACAAAAACGCTGTAATTTCCATCAAATGCAATATTAGTTTTTGAATTAGTAATTTGAGCATAACTCCCAGTTGTTGAAAGTTGTATCTGAAAAAAATAATTCAAATTAGCATATGCGCTTTGCCTCGTGTTTAATGCCTCAGCAAGCGTTGGTTTTAATCTTATAAATGCTAAATCATTCATATTACAGAATTGCAGTTAAGGCGTTAGAAAAGTCGATTTGATCTATGTATAGTGTTCCGTTTACTTTTATGTTGTAAAAAGACAAAGGATTTGCTAATAAAATCGAATTAACATCATACAAACATACAAAATTATTGTTTATCGTAAACGATTTTAACCCAATTTCAATATTATATCCTACTTCATTTATAAAAATTATGTTCCCAACCTTATCAATCTTCATGTAATCGCTTTCGAATTTTTCTTCTAACTTCAAAACCAGCTTATTCGTTGCGATTTCAAACTCGGCATCAACTGGATAACCTTTGATAATTTTGTTCGCTATCGTCTTAACTCTAAAGAATCCTTTTTCGATTGCGATACGTTCAAACAAGTACTTTGCATTATCAAAATCACAGAACACTGTAATGTTATGAACTATAGGATTTAATATCTTTCCGGAAGCAATGTCATCGATAACAATATCTGATTTATCGATAACTTCTTCGCTTTCTGTTAATAATTGTGTTTCTAATTTATCATTAACCCGAAACATTGTGTTTTTAATATTCTTTCCGCTCAAGTATTTCGCTGCAGTAGCTAAATAAGGGAACCAATTAATTATATTTCTTTTAATTGTGTATCTCAAATTACTGTAATTCTCCGGTGAAATAATACCCGAGATTGTGTCAAATCCTTCAGAAGTACGATTAACATACGAAACATCGCTTAAAGGATATTCTATACGCAATGAAGCACGTCCAGAACCAGTAAAAAAGGCTGGTGATGTTGTTACAGTTGTTGCGCTAAAATCAGTTACGGTCACAGTTTCACCTGCAACAATTATTTCATCCCCGATATTGAAGCCTAATAAATTCCATGCAAAAGTACCATCTGATAGTATTTTATCTCCTGACCATTGCAAAACCGCTGTAAATTCACCTCTTGAATCTTCCGGCATGGTCACGCAGTCCAATAAGAATAAACTTTCGTCATTCTCTGTTGCCTTGTTGTCTTTAGTTATTTTTCTTCTTTGTTCTTCTAATAAAAAGGCGCTTCTAATATGATCGAATTCAAGTTTTAAAATACCATCGGTTTTTGTCGTTGGAAACATCCATTGCGTATCGGTATGAATATCGTCACGGGTGTTTTCTTCTTCATTTACACGTCCGAATGATGAACGCTTGTAGCCGTATTCGAATTGTTTTAAGAAATACCTTTTGTTATACTCGAAAGTATTTTCTTCATTTGGCAATTCTTCCAACACTCCGATTTCGATATTTTTATAAAAATCTTTGTATCCAAATATTTCAACTTTATTTTCATTGATTTGATAATCTCCATTAATCTCTTTTGGGATATTCATCAAATCTTTGAATTTATTCACAAAAGGCTTATCTGTCAATTGAGCAATCAAATACCCATTGAATGCGAAATTATCGTAGTGCTCGTTTTCTACATCGTACAAATTTGTATCAACAGTAAGTCCTGATATTGACCTAACATTATGACGAATCAAATCGATTAATCTAATCCCTTTTATTACGCTGTTTATTGATGTTTGTGTTGCACTTATTTCAATGCCGTCACACTCCATAAACCATTCAGTAACAGAAGTCGGAATAACAGATGAAGTTCCTGCATTGTCACGAATAATCATAGCGATTCCTAATTTCTCTCCTTTTTCAAGTACTGGGATGATAATATCAACATCAAATGTTTCAGTTATACCTGCGTCTTCTGTAGTAAAGACATAATATACATCCCTAGCCGAAAAATATTGACCATCAATATATCTACTTGTGATAACGAATGACTTAGTGGTATTCCCTCCCGTGCCTCCAGGTTCATTTATAATGTTTACAAATAGGTTTTTTATTTGAACTCTTAAATTCGTAAGCCTTTCACGTGCTTTTAATAATGTTGCATAGTCAGTTATTGAAACCCTGTCCGAATCATCAATCGGCCCATCTGTATCATAAACTCTTTCTAAACCAATATAACTATCATCAATATCAAATTTTATCAACTCCTTTTGAGGAAACGCAAAGAAGAAATTATTAACACCAAATCCAGTAAAAGTATCTCCTATTGCGTCCGAAGTCCATTCACTACTTTGAGCTATTGGCTTGGCTTTTAACAATATATTCGTTGTGCTGCACGGTATAATCACATTCCCGTCCAAATCTTTATCCGAAAATGCATCAACAAAAACATCTTCACGTCTTTTGATTAGTTCTCGATTAGTATTTTGAATTACGCTAATTTCAATTTCGTCTTGAGTAATTTTCAATGTCAAGGCATCTACTATTCCTATGGTAAACGGAACACCATCTTTCTCTACAATATATTCAACTTCACTTTCCCATCCATACTCGTCAAAACACAAAGCCAAATAATCAAATCCATGTGAAGCGTGCGAAAACTCTACTCCATCAGGTAATATCTGGTTTTTGTAAATGTACTCAAAGTGATCACGAAATAATTTCAGTTTTATATCTTCATTGCCTATGACAACATCACGGCCATAACGTCCAGAATCTTGAGAAATTTTGAACGTTTGACCATCCGAGCCGAACGGTTCTGAAATTTGTATTCTACCTATTTTAGGATAGGAAATGAAGTTTAAAAAATACTTAAACATTGAATGATTTTATTTTTAATCGGTTATTTAACAATTCAGTCATTTGACCTTGTTTTTTCTGAAAAATACGCTCACCTCTTGCATCTTTAGTAATCAATAAACTTTCTCTATCGCTTATTGTTCTTGACAACTTGTTAATGCCGTTATCGAAATCTTCTTTACTTAATCCGCTGTTTGAGTATGAAGATTGAGAGATATTTTTATTCATGAAAATGCCTTCAGAAAACAACATATCATCTAATTGTTTTTTATGCCATTGTTCAGGAGTGTACACCTTTGTACCTTTTGGTTTGTTCAATAATACATTTCTGTCATTGTATTGAGTAGCTTTGCCATCAGGAGTTACAACGGTTTCTTTATAATTTGAACCAGTTGCATCATTGATTAACATTTTTCCTCCTGGGTGGCTTTCCGTTCCTTCTGCATAAGCCGGTATTTGTTGACTATTAACCATTGCGATTTGTGCAGCTCCAATACCGGCAAATAAAGCAGCAACCGCAATATTAGCAGGGAAAGCAACTTCAGCTAACGCAGAAACAACCGCTTGGGCTGTATCAATTATAATGTTGAATATCGAAGCTTTCTTTTGTTGTTGCAGTTTTCTGCGTTCAATGTCTTGACGTTTCTTTTCGTACTGTCTTTCGATTTCTTCTTTAGCAACTGTACTATCACCAGCGAATTTAATTTGTAAATTCTTCTGCTGTTCTAATCTGTCGAATTCGGCTTGAAAACGTCTTTCTGATTGTTGGTTAAGGAACGCAAAAACTTCTTGTGCTACTTCGGCCATTCCATTAAAGGCAATTGCGAATTTTTCGCCCATTGTTCCAGCGCCTTCAATTAATTTATCAAACGTACTTTTTCCATTTTCGTCTAATTTCATAAAGAAATTTAGCGAACCAAGCCCGCTTTTATCTAAAAATCCGGCTTGTATTTCTTTGAAATAGTTTTGAGTGTTTAATATTAATTGCTTGGTTTTCTCGGCTTCAGTTTCCAATCTCGAATTGGTTGCAGCGGCCAAAGCTTTTTCGATCGCTATTTGTTCGCCTTTTAATTTGTTTAAAGCCTCGATATTATCTTCAGTAACAACAAAATTTGCAATTTCATCGTTTTTTATTCTCAATTGATGTTCAAGCCTTCTCTCTGTCGTGCTTTTTGACAATTCAACTTTTAATTTTTCATAATTTTTATAACGTTTCAAATCACTTTCAACCGTCAAATTAGACAACAACAAATTTAATTGTCTTAAATCATCCAACTCTTGCTGGTCAATTATATTCAAACGAGCCTGATTAGAAACCCTATCGTATAATTCCTGTATTTTTCCAACCGTTTCGTCAGTAATATCAATCAGCTTTTGAGCATGGTCAAATTCAATTTTCTGAATATTCAAATTGCTTTGAGTAATTAAATCTTGTTTTTGCTTTTCGGTCAGTCCTTTTTGCGTCAATAACTTTGCAGAAGCTTTTTCTTCTAAACGGATTTCCTCGTTCATTTCTAAAGTAGCCAACTGCATCTTTCTCATTTGCATCAGCTCAAATGATTTGGCACGCTCCTCGTTTGTTTTCTTATCGTTGTTGTATATTTCCTGATTATTAGAAATTTCAGCGTTTAAAATAGCTTGCATCAAAGCGAATTCCGAAGCAGGAATGTCCGCAAGAGTTAAATCTTTTGCTTTTTTCTTACGTATTTTTTCTTCCTGGTATTCTAAACCGATGGTTTCGCCTTTTAATCGGATTATGGTACTATCATTTTTTATAATGGCTTCGGTGTACTTTTGAATTTCGCTTTCTAACTGAATAGCTCTTTCACGCGCTTTGTTTTGTCTATCTCCAACGGCTGCCAATGCCTCTGGGCGGACTGTTCCACGCTTCATCAATAAATCTATTTGTTTTTCGGTTTGTTTAATTATCTTATTGTTAGTATCTAGCTCAATGTTTAAATCAATCAGCTTTTGCTTATTGGCTACATTTAATTCCGTACCTTTTTCGACTTGCTTTCTTTTCTCTAAAGCTAAATTTAAACGTTCTTGCGCTTCAACCGTCTTTCCTGTCAATATTTGTTCGTCAGTTAGGTTTTTGAAGTAGAAAGGATATTGTTGACGTAATTGTTTTAAAGCAATGTTTCTTTCTTCATCACTTAACTTTCTATCCTTAACAACTGCCAAGTACTTCTTCAGTTCAATAATATCGCTTTGAGCATCTTTTTGCCCAGTTACACGTGAATTATTGAATTCTTTTTGTCTTTTATTCAATTCTTCCAAAGCATCACTAGCCCCAAATAAGGCGCCAACCCAAACGCCAATTTCTTTTCCGTAAACAGTAAGCAAAGTAATTCCTATACCTAACAATGTTTGCCAAGACAATAATGCGCCAGCCACTTGACTTAAAACACTTTTCACCGGCTGCCCTTGAGCGATTAGCTCTTTATTTTGGCGTACCGCATTTCCTATGGCATCAGTAAATATTGGAATATTATTTGACAAGGCCATAAATCCAGTTTGTACTGAATAAGTAAAAGCTGGCATTTCACGAGTTAACTGATTAATACTGTTTGATAATGGATTGAACCCGCTGGCATAATTACCAACGTTTCTCGTATGTTTACCGACTGTAGCATCAACAGCCTTTAAAGTAGCGTTGTATTTTTCGGTTACTCGACCTAATGTAGCAAGCCTTTGTTCCTCATTGGCGGTCAAATTATTATAACGCTCTTTTTTTACGGCTAAATTATTGTAAGCCTGTTGGACTAAGTTTAATTGTTGTTGAGTTCGGTTGTATAAGTTTTGAGCTGCATTTAATCGTTGCAACTCTTTTTGATGTTGTGCCTCGGCTCTTGCGAATGCCTTATCTCTATCGGAAGCTAATTTTAATTCAGCTAATCTCTGACGTTCTGCATTTCTAACAACGGCATTCGCTACCCTTTCATTTGCTTTTTCAATCTTCCCGAAATCCGCAATTACCCTCTGCATTTCAGCTGGATTTTTAGCCGCCTTCCCACCAAAGAAATCAATATTCAACTTAGATATTTTTACAATATCGTCATGCGTTTGACCCAAAAGAGTATGCGCCTCCTTTAGTCCATCAATTGCATTTTTGCTGTAAATTAAATCAATAAAATTTGCCATTATTTACCTTTATTTTGTCGTTTAACCGATTCTTCGGCTTGTTTTTGATATTCCACCCAATCAGCCACGGTTATTTCTTTAGGTTCAATTCTGTATTTTAATTCTAATATTCGGCCAACCGTAATTAATTGGCTTTCGATACTTGAAACTTCGCCTTTATCTTCTTCTTCTAACTCAGCTTCATAGATAGCTATTTTGGTTTTTATTCCTTGGATACGGTTCGAAATATCTTCTAATTGCTTGAAAACATCTTTTCTTCGGTCTATTCTGTAGTTCCATTTCTCCAAAGCATCAATCAGCATTTCAAACTGCTTAATATCGCCTTCTTTCGGGAAGTTGTACAAGGCTTTCAATATCAAACTTACAGTGTTGTATTTGGTAGTGTATTTCAAGATGTTATGAATTACACCGAACCGATTGATTATTGAATTATTTTTGGTTAGTTTCAAATAATGGCCGTAAAAATCAGTCATTATATTGTCTAAATCCTTGTGGTGTTTAAATTCCTTTGTGAAATATCTTAAATCTTTAGTTTTTAAATACTCCAATAAATTCCATAAAGGCATTTGCTGTGGCGTTTCGTAGAATGTAATCTTTGATTTGAATAAGGTTATAGCCATTGTTGAATGTATTTAAATAGTTCGGGTTTTAGTATTTCTTTATTTACAAAGCTTTCGTTTTCATCAGTAAGCCCGAAAATCTCTTTTCCGTATTTCCTGATTAATTTTGGTGTTTTCTCGTCATTTGCAAATATTTCTAAAGATAAGTTTTCTTTGTCAATTTTGATATAAAAAGACCTGTAAAAAGCACCGGAATAAAACAAAGTAACTCTATCGTAAGGCTGTCCAAGTAATTGCTTTATTTCAATGGTAAAATGATTATACTCCGGAAAGATATTAAATCCATCGCTATCGATCCCTTTTTCATACAGTTGAGATTGTCTATTCAAGTCTAATATAGTCGCAGAATTACGTTTGACAATCTGTTCCGTTTGATTTGGAATGTTATCAATGACGTTTTTCATAAAGTCCATATAATCCTTTACCGTTCTGCTCATTATACAAATTTATAAAAAAAGCCGTGTCCTTTTACAAAACACGGCTTTAAAAACAAAACTATGAAAACATCTTACAAAACCGTAGTTGTTGCAATGTTCGATTTAAACATGTCGCCGTCCATGTTGATTATATTCGCAGGAAGTGCTGCATCGTACAATTTCAAGGTTAATACATCACCAGTTGACAAAGAAGCCACTGTTAAAGTGTATTGTCCTGAAACGGTCGGACTAGGCGTCAATAGCGTTGGAACTACCGTAACTCCATCAACTTGATAAAGCAAATCAGCAATCACCAACCCCTCTAAAGGAACCAATTTGTTATTTGCTGTTGCAGTAACGGTAAATACAACTGTAGTTGCTGCATTTGCCGGAGCAACCATAGCAATAGTTACATCATTGTATCCGTCAAGGTCTTGCGCTGCTGTGAAATCAAGATTTTCGTTAGTGATCCATGAAACCGTATTATCAAAATTCTGACGATCAACTTGAACCGTAATAGTTTGGCTGTTTTCGTTTCCGATTACATACTTACCGGTATCAAGCAACCCAAGATCTAAACCTCGCCCGTTTCCTTGATTATCCATAGATAGCAAAGCATCACCTTTGACGTCGAATAAAATAATATCGTACTGCTCGTTACTGTCTAACTTTGTGATTGCCTTATAGAAATTCAATCCATTATCAAAGGTAAACGTCCACATATACGGGTGTTTCAATGTCGTAAACATTTTACCAGTTGCCGCACGTGTACCACGATCGTTATCAGGTGTATTATCCGCAAAGTCTACAACTCCCTTCAAAACTGTTGCTTTGCCTAATTGTTGCAGTTCCTGGATATAAGCCAAATTGAAATCGTCGCTTGGTAAAATCTTCAGTCCTTTTTGAACTAAAACAATTACAGCAGGTGTACGAAAGTCAAATTTACAGAACTTAAGTCCTGTACCTAAAAGTTCAGCTAATCCACAGCTAACTTTATTAATTATTGTTGAAAATAATCCCATTTTATATAATTTTTTGTGATTTTAAGAAATTAATTACTCGTTTGTCGTAGTGATTAAATTTTTCCCCAACTTGATAAGTTTTCTCGCTTGTTGGAAATTGTTTCAGCACTTTAAACGACTGCCAATGTTTTTGAACTTCTTTTGGTTGCTCTTGCTCGATTGGCTTTTTTTCAATTTGTTCGTTCTTTTTTTTATTATTCATAACTAGGTTTTTAAATGCATAATTTGTTATTTAAGTGATACTTGTTTACATTCAATACTACTTTAAAACAATGATAAGGCTCTAAATCGATAACCTGATTAAAGAAATACCTATTAAAAACGTTGTCTACATTAAATATGGTATAATCGATTGTTACTTCTTTAATCGTTTGTAGAATGTTTAATACATCCTGCCTAACCTCTTCATCTGCTCGATGCAAAACACTAGGCTTTATTTCAGACACATTTAGTATAAAATATAAATCTATACTTGTTTCATAATAATTAACTCCTACGTGTTTAATTTGATTTTCAGCAGTAAAAAAGAATTTATTTTTCTCGGCTACAACTAAGCTTTCATATTCTTTATCGCTAAAATAATAATCAATTGACTTTACATTGTTTCTGTTGGAAATATAACATCTATCATACCCAAACAACTCGATACCCACCCATTTTTCGACAAGCTTATCATAAAGTTTTTTTTGAACTCCATAGATAACTATATCTAATCCTTTAGGATCTGTTTTTAAGAAATTCATTATCTTAAAGTAGATTGCATTATTAAACCTTGTTTCACGAATCCTTTTTGCATTTTGGCAATCTCCGATTTAATAGACGTTATTTCGCCTAACAATTGCTTTTTCAATCCTTTCACCTTTATAGGACTGTCCGAATCGGCTCCCTCCAACTCTACCATAATTTTTTGATAAAGTAAATTTGATTGTGTTTGATTTGCATTGTTTCTCAAAGAAGAAAGGTATAATTGAATGCATGATATAATGCAGTCTAACTGAATAGCTCTGGCGAAAAGCATTTTATTGTTTATCGCAAAATCTGTGAAATCTTCATAAACAGAAATATCAAAGTTTAGTCCAGAATCTTCTGAAAGACCATCAATATCCTGCAAATCAAAAAGCACTTCTGTATTATGTCCAACAACTTTAATCCTGTCGATACATAAGTCGGTTGGGCTGTTTAAAATATTAGCATTGTTGTACTCTCTTTTAAAAGGCGTAACTGTTAACGAATCTGTTAAATACCCAATGTAATACTCCCCTTTGTATGTATCGTTGGAATTATCAAGCACCCAATTCAAAAATAACTCTTGATGATCTGAAGCGATTGTTACTTCTTCAGTATAAATAGGCTCTTTTTTAGAGCTGTTAAACACCAATAAAGTAAGATCGCCAGCACCATCAAAATCAAGTAAAACACGATTTACTTTAAAGGCAATATTCTTTTTTGAAGTCACTTTTACTCTGTAGCCTACAAAACCATTTGGCAATGTTTCTAATTCAATCTTATTTGAAGCGTTTTTAAATAACAAACTTCTGTCGATGAAATCATAATCAGAAAAAACCTGATTACAAACATTAGAAATTGAACGTTTTTTTAAATCATTCAAGAATAAATTAAAATCAACATCTGATATCTTTAAAAAATCTTGATTGTCTTTGATGTATTCTATTTTTGCATACGGATTGTCAGTAACAAAATACCCTGACTCACTCAATAAATTATCAGCATCTACAATAGCATAACTAGGGTTATAAGGTTGTTTAAACCCTATAATCCCTAATAATGCAGTTTGTATTTTAGATACTTGAATCATTGATTAAACTATTGCGTAAGCTAAGATTGGAGTTGCTGAAGCAGTTGTCAATGGAGCCTTAGCGAATGATAAATCTTGCGAAATTTCATATTGCGTAACAACATCCTGAGTGTATCCGTTATTTGCAGAATCGTCTGCTCTCGTCTCGTAAGAGTGTAAAGCATAGCTTTCACCGTCAATAGGATTCAAGATATTAGAATACTCGTTTTCTTTTGTAACTACACCCTCACGGTTTTGCTTAGGAATCCAAGGCAAGGTTGCAACCATTCCGTTAGGAACTACAATCCAAAAGCCTTTTGCGTAAGCTGAAACTAAAGCCGCTCCTAACGCGCCTAATTCAACAGAGTGAATAAAGGTAACGCCTCCGAACTGGAAGGATAAGTTAGTTGCGTTGCTGATTCCTTGAGCCGCTTGGTACTCAAATTTTGCATAAGAAATTGAATCACAGAAAATAGTCATTCCGCCAACGTATTTATTGGCATCCATTGCGATTTTTGTAATTTGGATAGCTCTTGACTCTTTAGCTTCTACAATTTCAAATACATCGTCTGTAGCATCAAAAGTACCTTCTGCCGTAGCTGTGTTTACTCCTGATCTGTTGTTAAACAAGTAAGCCGTAGCAGCCGTTTCGTAACCCTCCATGAAGTTAGAAATTGAGTTAGACAATTCCTGGAACATTTGCTCATCGGCATTGTAAATAGAGATATCTGCTTGCTTTAATGACATATTGAACTTGTCAGTATAACTTGCCCATGTTGGAGTAAGCGTAGAAGTATCTCCTTTACTTCCTGTGTGATTGTGCGTTCTTGCACTTCCTAAAGCTCTCGAGCTTCTTGCTGCAAAATTAGTTTCCACGGTTCTATCTTCACGAGTTCTTAAAACATCATAGTTAGGAAACATAATTGGCGCCATAGCTCTTAAAGCTAAATATGTGGCTGGGTATCTGAATCTTAATTCAGCATTTTGAAAAGCTCCAATAAGTTTCGCTTGGGCTTTTACTAGGTTTGCGGTCGTTCTATTCGCCATGTTTATAAAAATTAAATTGATAATGTGTTTTAATGAGCATTACCGCCCTAATCTTTATTAGCTATACCGCTAACGTATACAAAACTAATTAAAAAAAATTAATAAATAGTATTTTTGTTAAAAAAATAAAAAACCAGCTAAATTAATAACTGGTTTTTGGATTACACTTTTGTATATCTTCTTCTTCCTGAATATTTTGAAAGGTATTTTTGACTAACTTTTTTTGCATTCAAATAATCTTCATTAGCCTTTTTTAATTCAATATAAGCGGAATGCTTTACTTGCTTTGCTCTTTTGCTAAGAAACAAATTTAAAAACCATTCTATTATTTTCATAATACTACATTTTTAAAGTTCCTTCTTTTATTCTTTTGGCCATTTCTTCGTTTTGCTTTGTGGCGTTCCATCCGTTTTTTTCAGACTCTTTTAGAAAAGCCTCAAACGATCCCGCTTTCGAAGCATCTGGATCATCATCGCCACCTCCGCCACCTGATGGAGATTTTAAGTAAGGAGAAACAAAATTTACAACAAAGTCTTTTACTGTAATAGGAGACAATGTGTCTTTGTTTTTTTGTATTTCCCCATTTTGCTTAACCACAATCTTACCTTCTTCTTTTTCAAAAGAAAATCCTTTTTCTCTGGCTTCAGTAAAAATAGTGGATTTAGAAACTAAAGTTTCTCCAGAAATATGTTTCGTGAATTCATTTTTAATTTCGTTAAATTCTTGTTGCTTTTCAATATTCGTTTTAAATGTAACGAATTCAGTTTCTTTTGCGTTGTAGTTTTCTTGAAGCTTTTCAAAGTCTGTTTTTAATGCTTTAAATTTTTCTTCTGGTTCCACTTTGCTTTCAGATTCTACTTTTGACTTTATGGCGTTAACAAGGTTTTCCATTGTCTTACCTTGAAAATCAAGTCCAAGAGCATTTCGCTGCTCTTTAATAGCTATTTCTAAAGCCATTGTTGAGCTTTCTTTTTTAATATTGGCAATTCTTTCGTCATAGATTGATTTATCTACAATTACTTTTGTCGATAGGTCGATTTTGTGATTTTCTTCACTTGCAATCATTTCTTGAAGCTTACCGCTTTCTAGTCCTAGAGTTTGTTCCAACTCTGCAATGTTTTCTAATGCCATTATTCTACAGTTTTAAGTTTTTCGATTTCTTCTGTTAGTTTCTTAACGCCCCATGTTCCTTTTGCTGGCTCTCCATAAAGCTCTAAATATTCCTGAAGCAAACGTACTTTTTCTTCGTCTTTTGCAGGCTCTTTTACTTCTTCGAACTCAGCATAAGTTTTTACTTCCTTAAATGGTTTTCCGCTTAAATACAAAATAGTTGCTTTTTCGTCTTTCTCATAAAGCAATCCGTTAATTTCTGAATTCTCGTTAATCTCTTCGGCGTAAGAATTTTGGATAACATGATTGTCTCTCTCCAGTCTTACCTTTACTTCTTTTGTAAAAAAGTTTCCGTTTCTTGCTAATTTGTGTAGCTTGTACACTCCCATTTGTGACATAATTATTGTTTTAAAGTTATTTATTTAAGAATGAATGAATTTGTTCAAATAACCAGCCAGTTAAATAAGCTTCTGGTTCGTCGTTAAACCTATCAACTTCCATTGCGTAATCTACATATATGTGATTTTTCACGTGTACTATTTCATGTGCAATATTACTCAAGTGATCTTTGTCAGTAAAAGCGACAATATAGTGTCGGTAATTATTTTTATTACTCAATGTTACTGCTCCAAAACTTTCAAGTGAAATCGTTTTATACTCCTTCTCAACATAAGATAAATCCTTATCAAATATCATTGTTAGTTTGGCGCAATAAATTGGTATTTTAATTGTTTTTATTCTGACCATTTACTTTCTTATTTTCATCAAACCATTTATTAAACTCAGATAGTAAAATACTATCTTCTTTTGAATAATCTCGTAATCCATTCCACCAATTGTGGAACAACACTTTCTTTTGAGCTTCTTCATTACCAAATATATTATTTACTTTTGATAATGGCAAATGTAAGTACGGCTCTATTCTGGCCTTTAATAAATTTATCTGTAAATCAATTGGGTTGTTTCTGTATTTTGCCCCCAAATACTCAGAGAATAATTTATCTAAAACAACGCTATTTTCTTCTGCTAAAACCGATTTTTCGTAACGCTCTAATAATACATCATAGCTTTCAATAATGTATCTACGTCCTAAATTTATTGTTATTTTACTTTCTAGTTTACTTGTTTTAGAAGCATCTAATAAATTTAAAATCCATTCCGATAATTTCCACTCTACGTATTCAGCGAAATCTGCATATTTGTTTAACTGGTTTTCTAAAGGCTGTTTGTCAAATGTAACCTCAGTTGCGGTTTTCATTCCTTGAACATTGTTCATTCCGTAAGAAGTCCCCCAATGTGATTTGTACATTTGCTCTTCTAACATTTTCAACGTTTCTTCATATTTACCCCATACTTCCAAATCAGGAGAAATAAACCCAGCAATATTTGGTGCCACGATTGGCGAATCTGTATCGGTCGGAATAGGTAGCTCTACTGCATCTGTAACATCTGATTTAGCTACTACTTTACCTTTTCCATCACAAGTAGGGCATTTTTCGTTGGTTTGTTTCCCTGTACCAGAACAATCAGAACAATAAGTAACATACTTCCAAAATATAGGATTTCCTTTATATACTTTATAAAGAGTTAAAAAACTTTGATCTCTGGCATACTCCTTAGCCACTTCAATAATAGAATCGATAGGAGCGATTTTTTCGCTTTCTCCTGCTAATTGTATGTTAGAACAAATTACAGCAGGAACCTGACCAAATGGATGTTTGAAGGTTAGTTCTTCAACTAAAATATAATCGTTTCCATTTTTCTCAAAAGTACGGTCTGTCAAATCATCTACAACCCGGATATATGTTTTTTTGTCTTTAATTTTAGGCTCAAAAATAATATATTCCAAAAGTTGTCCCTTTGATTTGTAAAACCTGATCTTACTAGAGCTTTTGTAAGTTGGGTAAACGTCTATTTCTGGAATAGTTTTGTACTCTAAAAATATAATCCCGTTAGGATCTGTATTGTATAATTGTATGGCGTAAGTTTGCACCCATTCAGAGAGCGTTTTGTTGTCTCTAATGTTTGCAATTTTCTTTAAATAAGTGTCTTTTGTGACTTGTGCTTTTATATCGTATTCTTTTACACCACCAGTAGCATAATAAATATTGTCAATCGGTTGGAAAATCCTAGAAAATAAATCTTTTATGCTTCTACTGTATTTTTCTCTAGCTGCTGCCTTTAAATCACTTTCAATGTTTTCGATTTTGTAAATTAGTTCATCGATAAAATCTTCCCCATTAACCAAAGCGCGCAAGGTAGAAGAGTATTCTCTCATTTCTTTAAATTCTGGAGATAAAGATTCGTGCTTTCTCAAATACTCTATCGCTTCGGAGTCGTTTTTAAATATCATTTTTAATACTGATTAATTTTCAAATTTACAACGTTTATTTTAATTATTCCAAATAATTCCTATTTTTTGCTTCCCTTTTATTTCTGGAAGCATTCGCATCATTATTGCATCGGCAAAATCTGGTGACCTTCCGATTCGTTCTCTAATGAATTCTTTTTTCTCTAAAGACAGTTTTCCATCGTCTGAGAAAGGCAATCTGTTTATTTGTTCTAGCTCTTGAATTATCTGATTTCTATAGTTTTTTTCCTGGATAAAAATTAAATTATCCTTGCAAAATTCAGCTAATAAAAAATAACATTGCGCCTTTAAATTCTTATAATTCTCCTTTTTTCCGCTTACTTTTATCGGAACCGCATTGTTGTTAAATTGCGTTGCTCCTGACAAAACACCGCTATTAGCTGAATTTCTAGTAAACGTTTGAAGCCCATCGGCATCATAAATTACATTTTTTAAAGGTATTCTATGCTCTATTCGTAATTCATTTATTTTTTTACTTACTTGAGTATCGTCTATTTTATCAATAGCTATTATTTTTTCAATAACGAAACCAGACCAGACTATTAAAACGAATTTATCCGATCCAGTATAAGCAATATCGCAGGTTAAATACCGGTTTGGAGTTGGCTTAATAAATTCATTGGTGAATAAATTTAGAATATTATTATATTCAAATAATGCGTACGGGTTGTCGTCATATTCGAAATTACCATAAATCTGCCTTTGTTTTGTTGCTTCAGATATCTTATCATCGGCTAAAATATCTTTAATCCATTCCGCAACAGCCGGATTAGGGTTGTCACTAGGCAATGCTAAAACAAACTTTCTGTATAGCGTTTCTAATTTATCAACAAAAGGCTTGTAGAATCTTGAGTATACATGATTTTTAGCCGGGTTAAAACACTCAAAAACTTTTCTTTTTAACCCGTATTTTTCATTTAATCGCCACCCAGTTCTTTCGAATAGCTTGTCGATAACATCTTGAGCTGTTTCATTACTTTCATCAACAGCGCACCTGGTTAACTCAAAACCACCAAATCGAGTATTTAACGGATCACTAGGCTTATATGCTGTATCAATTAAAAAAACCTCGCTAGAGTTGTTAAAAACGATTTTGTTTAATTGTTGATTATAATTAAAATCTCTGTCTTGAATTAAGCCGTAAAAAGACAGTTGTTTGAACAATGTAAGTAAAGCGGTTCTTTTCAATGTTGTCAGCTCCTTTCTAGCTAGCCCCCAAGCTACCCCTTCATAACACAAACAGTCAAATATAATTGCCGTAACTTCAATTACCGTTTTACCACTCCTAGCACTCCCCCCGTAACCTATTGACGTCGTAGTATCATCTGCTAATAACTCTAAAGTTTGAATTTGCTTATTAGTGCAATAAAAATAATCCCCATTTACATAACTGCCAATAGGGATGTGTTTAAACTCTTTTTTTTTATAAAGCTCTAAATAAATTTCAAATTCGTGTTTATTCATCTAATTTTTTAATCGCTTTAGCTCTCTCGATTAGTTCTTGAGTGGATAAAGAGGAAAGGTCTAGCCCTTTTATCTCTCCGGAATGTTCTTGTTGGATTTTATCCCCGTATTTCTTAGGATTCTCTTTACTCAACTGCCATTTTCTTGCATCGATTTGAAGGCGTTTTTTTTGAATATGTCCATTGTCAATTCTTTTGTTTCCAAATTCATCAATATAAACCCCATCGTCGTTATCTGCAATTTCTAAAATTTCTTCGTATTTTATTTCTTCTCTAATCTTACAGGCTCTCGCGTATTGTTTCGATTTTTCTTCATCAGATTCTAACCATTCATAGAAAGTACTGCTAGAAGGCATATTCAAGCCATTAGATAAACTTTTACGTAAAGAATACCCAAATACCTCAATATCTTTTAATATTAGCTGAAAAACGCTATTTATCTGTTCTTCTGTATATGCCATATTATTTTCTATTTACACCCAATAAACACATCGTTATTTACTGGCTTGGTTAATTGTTGGTTATCGCAATATATTTCCACGTTTTTAACGTAATATACGCTAGGTGAATTGTATGCGTTGGTAAACTTTCCTGTGCAGTTACACGTTGCTCTTGGTTCTGATTCGCAAGAAAAGAACAGTATTGCAATTCCGAAAAGTAGCAATTCTTTCGAGAACACTCTTTTCTTTTTTGTCATGTGGTCTTTTGTAGATTCTTTCAATTCCATATTGTTTGTGATAACCATCGTTCCTTTTTTGTATGTTCCGGAGAAGTGTGGTATCTTCTCCACTTTCTCAAAACTCACCGAGTCATACAATATCGCTGCGATTAATATTATCGCTATTCCTATAATTATTTCCATGTTAGTTCTTCGTTAGTTAATGCAAAATATAAGTTTTGGAGTTAAATATATTTGTATCTTTTGTTATTTAATATTTCAGATATAGTACTTTTTGTAGTACTCATTATTTCAGCAATTTTATATTGAAGAACTCCATCATTTTTTAATGATTTAATTTTCTGAATATCTTCTTCTGAAAACTTTCCGTTCCAAAGATTATTACCGTTATTTTTCAATCCTGTTTTATGGGCGTGTATTTGATTTTCAGAATTATTTACCCACTCTAGGTTGATAAGATTATTATTTGATTTATTACCATCTTTATGATTAACTTGTTTTTTATCTTTTAATAATGGCAAATATTCGGTAGCTACTAAAACATGAACGTATTTTTGAATTTGCCTTCCGTTTATAGATAATGTCACTTTTTTATATCCATTTCCATTATCTTGATGCTTCAATCTTAATCCGGTCTTTGAGTTTAAAATAGTTCCATCATTACCTACAAAATACTTTGTATCTAAATACCTTCTCATCTTACCTCGTTTGCTTTCATAATATCAAATGTACAAAAAATTATTTACACTCCGTATAATCGTTATAAACTATCTTTTCGAAGTTACATTGTTGCTCCTGCGTTTGTGGGTTTCCGATAATTTGTAGGTATCGGCTTGCGATTTCGGATCTTGTGTTGTTTTCCACTTCATCGAATGATTGCAATCTTCCGTAGTTGTAACTCACGATTACTCCTGCTATAAATATTCCGATGATTAATATTGCTTGTAGTTTTGTCATGGTGTTTTGTTTTTAATCTTCTGCATCAAACGCTACTGTTATCCATTCTTGTATTAGTTCATAACTTCCTTCTGAATAATCGAATTCTTCTCCTAAAGGATAATCGTTAAGTCCTGGTTGCCATTTATTTTCTAAATGGTACTTCGCCACTTCAAAAGGAAAGTTTGGAGAAATTTCGCATTTAGAATAATATTCTTTTCCTTCAACTTTTATTACACGATGCAAGGTTGTCATTACTCTAGTATTATATCCTTCGGTTAAAACACTCATCAAAACCCTAGCATCTAAATCTTTTTCAAATATTTTTAATTGATTCAAATATTCTTCTCTTGCCTCTTTAGTGTCAAAATAATGATATCCGCTTTCTTGTTTGTGAATGTGTTTAAATTGCTTGTTATAGAAACCTCCCCAAGTATGCAATAAGTATTCGTATTTTATTTTTTGTTCTGCTTCCATGTTGATAGGTTTTTAATTATTACCCCACAAATATACACCATTATTTTGAATAAACAATCATTAATCAATATATTTTTGTTATTTGGAATGGTTCTATGTAGTGTGGATTTGTATTTTACCCACTTTTTACCCACTTTTTACCCACTTTTTACCCACTTTTTAAGCTGTTAAGTACTATATATATTATATATTACCCATATTACCCATAATATATAATATATAATATAATAATACCCCTATTTTCTCATAATATAAAGGGGTAGTGGGAAAAGTGGGTAATTACCCAATATTTTACCCACTTTTTTTGTAACGTACTGATTATAAAAGAATTAACTTTTTTAAAAGTGGGTAAATAGATAAAAATAAATGGGAAATTAAAAATAAATAAATATTTTTTATATATTAATATAAATTTAGCTATCTTTGTTTAAAACATAAAATGTATGGAAAATAGAGAAGAGTATTATTCAAGGGAAGAACTATCTGAAGTCTTTGGCGTTTCAATTTTAACTATTGATAATTGGAGAATCTCAGGTAAATTAGATGGGGTTAAAAACGAAAAAGGAAAATATTTTTTCCACAAAGAACCTGTTAATGTTTTACTGCATGACGAAATAGAGATTTTGAAAATGAGAATTTCTATAATCAAATCCAACGAGATTGATAAGCTAAGCAAAAAATTAAAGTATTTACAATCAAAACTTTAAAATATGTCAGAAGATATATTTGAACAAATGGACAAACTCGTCGAAGAAAACAACAAGAAGCCTAAATCTGACTTTCCTGTCGATGTTTTTCCGCAGCCGATACAATCCTATATTTTGGACTGCAATACAACATTGGACAGTAATATTGATTACATGGGATCAACTCTATTATGGGGAATCTCAACAGTTATTGGCAATAGTTCCGCTTTGCAGTTAAAAAACGGATGGCTAGAATATTGCAGCTTGTGGATTGCTTGTGTTGGGCGTGCCGGAGTTGGAAAAACACCAAGCATGTCAATGGCGGCCAGACCATTTAAGAAAATAAACACTCAAATGATTAAGTCTTATCCAAAAAAGCACAAAGCATGGGAAGATAATCCAGGAGATACCGAAGAGCCAAAGCTAGAGCAAATGATAGTTAACGATACGACTATAGAAGCCTTGGTTTATCTTCATTCTAAGAACTTAAACGCAATTGGAATGTATCGCGATGAATTAGATGCTTGGGTAAAAAACATGGCCAGATATTCTAACGGTTCGGATATGCCTTTTTGGTTGGCCGCATGGTCAGGAGAAGATAGTTCTTCAAATAGAAAAAGTGGCGATAATTTTTTAGACAAACCTTTCGTTCCAATAATCGGAGGTGTACAGCCAGCTATTCTAGAAACATTTAGTACTGACGAAAATAAAAGCAACGGATTTTTAGACAGGATTTTATTATGTTGTCCAGAAATAAACGTGGAGTTTTATAATCCAAACGAAATGAATTCAACGGCAATCGAATGGTACGACGATTATGTTTTGAGATTTCACCGAACGATAAAAATGAATATTCGAATCGACGAAAACGAAGAAATAATTCCGATCAGGTATAAATTTGATGTTGAGGCACACGCTGAGTTTGAAAAATGCTTTAATACAATCGTTATAATGCAGAATTCAGACGAAGAAAACGAGTATATGAAGAGTATGTTGCCAAAGCAGAAAAACTACATTTTACGCTTCTCATTAATATTGCATTTAATGCACAATATTGATTGCGTGGTTATTCCTGTATTAATTTCAAGAGATATTGTCTTAAAAGCTTGGAAATTGAGCGAATACTTCATATCTCAGGCAAAAAAAGTAAAAGTAAATGCTAGTGAAACAGCAAGTATTAAAGATTTACTTATTAAGCACAAAGATTTAAGCCCGAAAGAAAGGTTTAAAATGATTTACGAAAGAGGCGGTAAATTAAATCACAGCAAAATAGCTGAAGAATTAAATGTATCAAGAAAATCTCTTTTTAATTGGACAAAAGAATTTAACGACAAGAAAAATGAAGTATAATTTATTACAACAAATGTATGATTATCATGCCGATTTATTTTGCGATGGAACAATTTGTTTTAAAATGTTTCAGGAGTTGGAAGCGGAGTTTATTAAGAGAAGTTATTTATTCACTATTTGTTTGAACTAATGGACTTCAAGTATTCTTTAGCAAAAAAAGGAAAGGTCGTATGTGATAATTGTGGTAAAAAAACCGCAGTTCAATACGTAGAAAATGAAACGGGTAATTTTGTGCCAGGCGCAATGCGTTGTGATCGTGAAAGCAATTGCGGTTATCATAAAAAACCAGACTCGAATCCTGTTTTGGTAGTTTCGATGAAGGATAGGATTATTGAGAAGAAAAGGACATCATTTATTCCGATTCGAACTTTAGATGATATTTTTTCGGTACAGGAGAATGATTATTTAACTCAATTTTTATTGACTAAATTCTCAGAAAAAGAAGTTTTTCGAGTTGTTAGAGATTATTTTATTTCGTCTATCAACCGAAAAACAGTCTTTTGGCAAATTGACGAATTAGAAAGAGTTCGAACGGGTAAAATTATGACTTATAATTCTTCAAACGGAAAAAGGGTAAAAAACCAAGAAGGCAAAGCTGCTATTAATTGGATACATTCTTATTTGAAAATTGATAATTTCAATATAGATCAATGCTTGTTTGGACTGCATTTAGTTAAGGAACAGAAAAATAAAACCATTGGATTAGTTGAAAGTGAGAAAACAGC